CTACAGACCAAAAGTATTACGATGTATAGATAAGCAAGCTTTAGAAGGTCTGTCATTTACGTCTTCGGGTAATGACACTGTCTTCCCTTCCAAATCAGAATAGACACTGCCTTTAAGCTCATCAGCAATCAGGACCGTGTATGTCTCTTCGTCAATAGCTAATAGGTCCAGATCCCATAAAGTATGTATATCAGCTCGCAATAGAATGCCATTGGTAACATGGTTTGAATCAGCGCCGTTATATGGCGTTATATGAGCGGCCTCCAGAACACCTTCAATACTTGTTCCAGTAATGGCACAACGAGAGTTATAAGCTCTTAACAGTGAACGTCTGAAAGCAGCCTGCCCGCGTCTTGCGACTATCTGTCGATAAGCTCGTTCACGGCCATCTTGTTCATCTCTCGGGTCATATTGGTTATTCGCACTTTGTGAATCAGAGATCTTATCAAGAGCTAAATCTTGATGACGTTTATACGTGAGAGTGTTGATACTTTGAATGGTAAAAATTCCATCCTTCCAAGACGCAACTCGACCAATACCCACAATCTTATAAGTTACAGATTGCGGCTTTTTAGCTTCCTGAATGCAAACCACAACAGGGATATTATTCAGCTTGCAGTAGTTTAAACCTTGATTGGTCGCATAATTATCGGCCTTAGAATTTGGTTCACCTTCTTGGTAATACTTATAGCTCCAATTCCCATCTTCATCATAAACGGGTAATTCATCTGCATATGGACTACTTAACGTTTGCTTTACTGACAATGCAAAAGGCATATCTTTGGGCTTATATATACCTTTCGCCGTTGAGCAAATCATGAAATCAGATTGATTTATATCTTTCCAAGGTACGATTTCACCCTGTTTCTGCATTGCCCACTGAAGACGTTTCGAGTGCCACTCTTCCAGGCTCTTAAAAAAGTAATTTTGATATATCAAATCTAGGTTAGAGAGGCGCACCTCAACTTTGGATGCATGCTTCTCGAAAATCAGTACTTCTTTGTCAATTTCGAACTTCAGAGGAGATAACTCAGCAATAATCGAACTTAGGTCTATTTGATACCTAGATGGGTCTTTTTGCGTAACATTTGCGCTTATCAGCTTACCGTTGACTTCCAGCTCGACAACCTGTCTTTTCACTGTTGTATCAATGCCAAAAAACTCATGGAGATCACTAGGAAGCCCACTGTTTTTTTCACTAACGAGTGTTTTATCTGCTCGTTTAGCAAACATAGATTCACGTAACGGATACCAACTTGTCCCAATAGTCTTACAGCCCATGCTATCTCTTTGATTTTAATATAATGAATTGCTATAAAAATACATGATATCCCTCTAGGTTCCTATAAGTTCTAACCAACATGTGTCAAAACTCACAGCTTAAGATATTGGAACTCAGTTCCTCCAAAATCTCTTATTATAATTTTTCGGTTTAAATACCCCTTCTCACAAATCCTTTTTAAATTGCTACTAGCCCAACTCGTCGACAAATCACATCGCTCCGAAATTTGTAATGCAGTCACCTCTTCACCAACGTTGATCACCTTAAGAACTCGTAGTTGAGTCTTGCTTAACTTTACCAACCCTACTTGATGAGGAAGTTGACGCGCAATGGTTATAAGAGCCTCATTAACTGGCTCGTTTTGGCATAAAAACGACATCTCGTTACACTCCTCCTAGACATAGAATGAAAATCACTTTAACAATTGATTTAAATAACCTTTCTACAAAAACACCCAACCTATAGATGCAGGTCATACGCAGCTTCACCAGCACTTTTTTAACCATTTATGGTAATCAACGAGCGCGTCCCTCTTCTGAAGTTCAACTTGAGAGTGGATGTATATGACGTCTAACTTATCTTTCGCATGGTTCAATAATGATTCAGCAATAAAATAGTCCACACCAATATCTGCCCAAATTGTTCTAGCTAGCTTTCGCAGATCATGAGCCGACCATTTTCCACGGCTTACGACTCTTACCAATTTGCAGGCTTGCGCTCGATGGAGAGGGCTTTTATCTCTTTTACACAAAGGAAATAAGTTCTTTCCTTTGTAATGGTTATCCAACAGCCACGCCTTATAGGACTTAAGAAACTCAATCATCTCGTCAGTTAATGGATAGATGATCAACCGTTTTGTCTTTGTATTATCCGCCGGGATGAGCCATTGCTTTGTCTCAAAATTAATATGAGACCACTTAGCTAACCGAGTTTCTCCTATCCGGGTTCCGTGGTACAACATCAGCGTACAAAGCGCCTTAGGTATAGGCTCAACATGCTTAATTGAATTTAAAGTATCCAAAATATTCATCGGCATTAGTTTGGGCGGTTTAGGCCGAATGGACTGGCTAACAAAATCGGTCCACCGCATATCGCTCATCGGGTTTGAAAACAGTTTTTTCATTGAATACGCCGTAGAAAATGCAACTTTAACTAGCTGAAACAAACCTTTGGCATAGCTTAATGAATATCCGCTTTGAAGAAATGGCACCACAAAATAGTCATCAATCACCATTCGTGACAAAGCCGTGACCTCTACACCATCAAACATCGAATATAAATGGGCATTAAACATGCTCCGAATAGCTATCAAACGATTTTTTTCAAGTCGACCAAGCTTTTCTTGTCTCGAAATATGCCACTCCAACACATCCGTCACCAACAGCAGAAAATGGTGGCGCACGAGAGGGGTGTTGTTTTCATTGTTGTCTTTGACTAGTTGAATGGCTTGAGATGCTGACGTTTTGGGAAAGTGGGCAAAGACAACACTACTTTGTTTAGTATTTTGGTATGAGAATAACCGCCAACTGCCTTTTTGACGGTCTTTACCAAAAATGTAATACAGCGAATAACGTACATCTTTGAGCTGCTTAACCCTCGGGTCTCTCGCATATTTTCTAATTTGGGTATCTGATATCTTACAGCGAACGGTCGCAACATGATGAACACCAGAATTCAACGTAATCATCCTATTCTCCCGTTAAGGTGGCTTTAATGCTCATTCGTCTTGGCTGCAGGCCTTGACCTGAAATCGAGACGCTATCTATTGAGCACGTTCCTTGGAATACACCAGGGAAAGAGCTATCCAAAACCAATAGCCCTTCAGCAAACACAGCAGGATTTGGCGGTGCTTCGATATTGAGCTTTCGTCCCTCTCGCTGCATTTTTCTTAGTTCACTAGCGCATGCCTGCTCAGCTTCTTGCTGGCTGTTTCTATCTTTACCAATCGATCTAAATGGTGCCTTCCCTTTTCTGATTTCTTGCCGAGTGCCGTTCTCAGTCGAAAGATAAAATGCTTTCACGCCTGTGACATCCGTTCGGCCATCGAGGTCGATACTCACATTGGTGAAATTAGGCAACTGCGGGTGATTACCACTAGGTTGTGACAAGGTAACGGTTTCAATATCTTTGCCACTTGCGCTTCTTGCTTCTCCCTTGGGAGCAAATATGAAACGGCCATCGATAGGCTTGGCGACGGCATCATATTGTTTGGCTAGTCGATAAAGGAATGACGGTGTACTTTCATCAGTACGATCAATATGCTCGATTTCAATTTTTTGTAATCTCGGATGAACAAAAGCTTGAAAGCCATGAGGGGCAACATTATCCGCCACGATTTGAGCAAGTGTTGTGTTGTCCCAGCTCATAGACTTACGCTCTCGATAACCCGTTTCATCTTTAATACTGAATGGGGCGACCGATAGCACTAAGACAACTTCACGCGGATGTAAACTGATTGAACGTTTCGATATTTGAAATTCATCACGTAGCACTTCCCCCAAATACACAGAGTACTTCTCTCCTTTCGGGGGAATGCCGTCAATGTCATCAGAATTGATCGTTAAAGAAAGGCTATCCCCCTCAATCCCGTTGCCATCAGATAGGCGCCAGGATTTAAGACGAGCCAATAACAGTTCGCTATTTTTACCTACTAGTTTGAACATTAATCCCAAGACCTCGTAACAGATTGAGTGGGTTTCACAGTGGATATTTCAGGAATATGGACATTGGTATCCGCAGTAAAGACATCACCACGGACATGCGGATTAAGGCGATAAAACTCGATCTCTAACTGATCACTGTCTTGGCCTGTTTGTTTAAAAAGTAAATCGGTGATTAATTCCCCTTTACGAGCAAATATTTTCATCCACGAGACTCCAGTAGCTGCAAAGACATATCAGTCACCATGGCTCGACCATCGTGGATCAGCTCACTGCGCCCCTCTTTAATCTGCTTAATCGTCCAACGGCCAAGGTTAAAACCTTGACCATCACTCACTTGTTGAGGCTCATCAATCAAGGCACGAATCGCATCCACTGATTTAGCGGCGCTGTATTGAAGCCATTTTGCTGTGATGTCTATCGTTTCAAGTGGTCTGCCCGTTCGCTCTGAACGCGCATTATCAATGAGGCCGACTTCTGAGTAAGCGCCCGCCGTGGTTCTATCAAACTTCGTTATGGGTGTTTTATCTCCAACCGAAAACACGAACTCTCCGATCACTAAATGATGCATGGTTAACCTCTATCAATAGCAGATACGCTAATGGAATCGTCGATGGTAAGCCCCGTTAAAGATTCATATTGAGACTTCATTTGTTGGTCAATTTGAGCGGTAACCTGAGCCGCAATTTTCTGTTCATCCATGCCCGGTACGGTTTGAATAGCGACGTCGGTTTTAAAGGTTACATTGGGTGTTTGTCGAATAAGAGATTCGGTTTTTTCTTTCTCAACTAACTTTTCAGACACGGCTTCCGAGGCCATGAGCTTGTCGTCGGGCGAATCCAGCTTATCGCCAAACCATCCCCCTAAAAACTCACCACCAAGATCGCCTAATAGCGAACCGGCTAAACCACCTATCACGGTACCGACACCTGGGAAAATCATGGTTCCGATAGTCGCTCCAAGACTGGCACCGCCCATGCTGCCAAGTAACCCACCACCTTCGGCCAATGCCGTCTTGGTATCGCCTTCGGTCACCGCCGTTGCAATGTTGCCGGCACTAATCGCCATATCAAGCGGCCTGAGTAACTTACCTAGCCCCATCTTCCCTGCGCCTTGCGCAATATCTCCAGCTAACCCTATACCGTCTTGAGCCATGGCTATCGACGGCGTCATGGCCAATGCTCCCCCACCCAATGCCAAAGGTAATGCCGCTTTATTAGAGGTCATCATAGTGCTTGCCATGTTGTAGGCTCGCGCTAATGGGTTTCGTGAACGTAACTTGCGTGGAGGCATTCGACTTTTTGACCGTCTACCACTAGCACCCAAGCCGCCACCTCGCCCACTACTTCCTCTACCTCCAGATCCCATGCTCATCATGGTTTGGTTCAACCGGCTCAATTGCTTAGTTGCAAATGCCGCTGCGCGGCCACTCTGCTGCGTCTCTCGGTTTAAGCCCTTTCGAAACAAACGCCCTTTATCGAGAGTATTACCAAAGATAAGGGAGGCGGCTTTGCCTGCTAACATCGCGCCTTTGAACGCCAATAAGCCAGCAACACCAATTCCAACAGCAGCAGTAACCCCCTGGTTAGCTTCGGCAAAATCCGCCAATAGGTTGATGCCATCACCTAATGGCTCAAGTACCCAATTGAGCGCGGGTAAAAGAGCGGTACCAATGATCACGCTTAAACGGTTAACCTTGTTGATGAACTGAGAAATACCGTTTTCACTGGTGTTTATTCGCGCCTCATATTCGTCTTGTAATGACTGAATATGAACGTCTTGCCCTTGCTTAGCTAACTTGAGTGTTTTACGAAAGAGATCCGTGTTACCCGCCAGTGAAGCCACAGCCCCTTTAGCTTCTTCACCAAAGATTTGAGTGATTAACGCACTTTGTTCTTCTAATGGCGCATCTTTTATGGCTTCAAGCACTTGCAGTAACGTACCCGAAGCATCGTTTTGCATTGATGCCGCGAGATCTACCGAATCGAAACCTACGGTTGATAACGCGGTTTGCTGCGCTTTGGTTGCTGCGCCGCCAAGAGTTAGGCGACCTGAGATATTCTTAAGTGCGGTTGCAGAACGTTCTTCACCCATACCTGCAGACAACATCGACGCCGAAAGCGCCGCGGCTTCATTAGCGGAGAACCCCGCCATTTTGGCAGACGCTCCTTGCCTAGCCATCACGCCTGCAATGTCTTTAGCTTTCGCATTCGAGTTGTTCGATAAATGGTTGGCAAGGCCAGCAAGGCCCATCGCACCATTTTGATCTAACCCTAATGCTGCTTTAAATACCGCGAGGGTTTCACCCGCTTGGCCTGCTTCCATATCGAAAGCGACACCCATTTGGGCAGAATCGAGCACGAACTGTTTTAACTCAGCTTTGTCTTTGATGCCGCTTTGCCCACCAGCAGCCAACATGGCGTTGATGTCATTGGCGCTCATCGGTGTTTCAGTGGAGGTTTTTAGCGACCAATTACGCATAGCGTCTGCTTCTTCAGGTGTCATATCGACCACCTTTTTCACATCAGCAAACGAGCTTTCGTTTTTAACTGCCGACCATACCGTGGCCGCTATTGGCGCAGCAGCCATGGCAAGCGACGTCGCTTTACCACCAATCTCACTCAGTTTTGCATCGCGAGTATCAATTCGTGATTGAATTGATTTCATCTCTTTCAAGTGACGATTTTGTTTTGCGATTGCAGCTGTGGCCTTTTCTGCCTGAGCTTCGAGCTTTCTTTGCTCATCACTCAAACGGCCAGTATTGATCCCCGACTCTTTTAACGCGGCACCCAACCCTCTGAGTTTGTCGCGCTGCTTATTTTGGCTATCAGTTAGCTGGGTAACCCGTTTGCCTGCCGTTTTATAGGCCGCATTCAACTCATTGGTTTTCACCTTGCCGTGGTGAATCTCATCGTTGAACGAATCTAGCCGTTTTTGCGCTTCATATAACCGGTTCTTTAAATCAATAGCCCCTTCGCCCGAAGCCTTTTTCATTTGGGAGTTAAGGCTTTTTATCTCAGCTTGTGTCTTACTGTATTCAACCCGAATGCCCGAAGTTCGCTGTTTGTTGTCTTCCAATTCTTGACTAAGGCGAGTCACCTTTGTTTTGGCATCATCAAGCTGACCTGCCAACTTAGCCGCTCGCTTACTGGCAGACTCAAAACCATTTAGCTGCTTGAGCTTGCCATTTAGTGAGATCACCTCGCCACGCTGGCTTTCAAGTGCGGCAGTTAATCGCTCTGTAGCTGTTGTCGTTGAAGCAATGTCTTCAAGACCATTTACGGTGGTATTAAGAACGAGGTTAATTTTCTCGGACATTATTTCACCCCAAGTTTGGCGAGGATAAGCTCATAACGACGCACCGCGATATCTTGCGGCCATCGCCTTAGCTCAGATTCAGATGTATTTCGGTGCATTGGGATGAGGTCGATTAAGCTCTCAACGTCGTCGGGCGAAAGTACGCCGCCGATTGTTGAAAAAAAGCGCCCACCTGCGGTTTTAGCGCTAAATAATCATTGATTGAGAGAAAATCAAGATCGGATGTTTGCAAGCCTGTGATCACCTCAAACATAAAATCTTCGCGCGCTCGCTCTTCAGTTATGTCTGCCAACGCTTCAGAATGCGCTACTTTAGGAATGGCAAACTTCACCTTATTAATATTCTCACCCACTTCATTCTCGAAAGGATGCAGCAAGGTAAGCTCTAACGACTTACCGTTAAGCTGTTCGCCTCGCAGTTCATCTGATGGTTTTAGAATCAAATCACAAATGTCGTCATAAAGCTGATTGAAGTCAGGTACCGATAAGGTTTCGAACTCTTCTTTGGCCACATCACTGCAAGCCATGATCACCGCTTTGCGTTGTTCGAATAGCTGTTTGGCCGTGAGTTCTTGTTCGGCTTCGATATGCGGCAGCTTACGGAACTGCGCAACAGGAATAGTTTTAAGTGCCACGCTTTCACGCGAGAAGAAAGTCAGTTTGCTTTGGTTTTTCATGAAATTTTTCCATAAAAAAAGCCACCCGGTTTGGGTGGCTTAGGTTTTGATTGGGTAAAGTTAGTGAGTCTGGCAAACCAAACTACTTAGCTTGCGCTCTTGAAAGTCAGCTAACTGCATCATGCCTTGAATTGCGCGATAATCTTCATTACTTCGCTCTTTCCCTTCTAAGGTGATGCCAAGTGTTGATGAAATTGCTTGTAAACTCACAATGACATTTTCGATTGCGTCCCACGCGATATCAATCTCATCGTTTTTCTCTTTTTTATTAACCTTTTCATAGTTCTTAGACGCCATGTTTCATACCTTATATATTCAATTTCTCTGTAACTAATATCTAAGATAAGCGCCTTTCCAGATCGCGCAAGCCCCCTATTTCGACATAAACTTCAATTAAATCGTAACGAACGTTACAAGCGTAATTACCCAATACCAGCAGTTCCCATTAGATCAACACCACCAACAACGGTCTTACCTGTATCCACGTTAATGTCGTGAATGACCGAACCCGTATCAGTGAGCTTGTACGCCTTGCAGGTTCCTTCGATGGTCACGGTTGGCTTTTCGCCCATCTTCACTGCATCTTTTTTGATGTTGGTGATTGGTCCATACATCGAGTACACCTCTTGGTACTTCGTCTGGTCGGTGCCTTTGCCTTTTTCCGTCACGTTCACTTGAGCGTTATCCATAAAGAAGCGACCAAGTGCGTTTTGGATTTTTTGGTGATCACCCCGTACTTTAAGCGTCCACTTAAGCGGCTCAAAGCCCACTACATCTTCAGACTGGACAAACGAGCCCTCGTTAGACACCGTCTTGGTTTTGATATCAACCGGAGTGAACTCCACGATTTCGTTCATCAGCGGCACAGATTCAACCTGAGCCGAGATACGCATACGAATACGATCAGCCATTAACGACCTCCTCTAACCATGCTTCAATAAGACCGTTGTCCACACTCATCTCATAAACCATGTGTTCGTTTGGAGCATAGCGGCCATAGTTGACACACAAGTACCAACGCCCAGAGGTATAGTTCTCTAGGTTATTTTTACTTGGATGCAGGAATGCTTTGAATACGGGAATGACACCTTGAGCGACTAAGTTTTGGCCCCAGTTCGTTAGACGATCAACAACTTGCCCCATAAACTCTTCGGTGAGCTGTTTACCCATCAATGGTTGGCTGGTTTCTTCAAGCTTACGTGCCATCAAATCTTCCAAACCAACATGAGAAAGAAAACGCCCTGTATTAGAGCGGTTGCCGATAATAGACACTCCCCCCATACGTGTGCGAGCAATCGTCACAACACCATGTTTATTCAGGAAATTGGCTTGAGTGGTTTTATCATTAATTTTGTATGAAACATTACGAGCAGTTTCATCACAAAGTACCCCTCGATTTTGCGGACTCTCCCAACCTTCAACCGAGGCCATCGCTGCCACCAAAGCAATAGACGCAGGCATAAGAGATTGCACACCGTCATAGGTTTTCAAAAACCATGGGTCGATAATCGACAGCTTATCCTGTCCCGTCCCTTCCGAGCCAAATTCAGCTGCAAACTCTGCAGCTTCCATATCGTTAGTATTCGGACCATCAAGAACCGGACGACAACGAACATCACGACCAATCAACGCGAGCTTTTGACCCACGGCTTTCGAGTTAAAACCTGGCGCCGCAATGATGGTTGGCGTTTCTGCGCACGCCTTAACGGTTTCAAGGCCGGTGATCGCTCCTGTAGAACTGTTTACCCCACCGATGATATTCGCCTCAGTGACGGATACATTCGCATTAGCTTCCACAATCGTGACGTACACAATGCACTTAACGTATTCAAGTAAGTAGCGAACCACATTAGGCAATGTGCCTTGCCTGGTCCCAACGCTATCAAGCGATAGCATCGCATGACTGTAATTCCATAAACGCGTTGGCTCGTTATAATTCAAACCAATACTCTTATTTGGTGCGGTACCGGTTAAGTGAACCACCTGTAATGCGAGTGGCCCCATGCTTGGTTGAGGCTCAATGGTGTTAACTTCTACCCCATTGAGCTCAAAATCTTGGATTGGCGTGAGCATTATTTGCCCTCTTGTTCCGTGGATTTAGACGACACCTTCACTTCAATTTCTGGCCCTATTTTTCCGTTTTGGATAAGGAAGGCCGTTTGTTGAGGTAGAAGGTGGATAGTTTTTTCGCTTGGATACACCCAACGACCATTCAGTCGAAACTCTTTGATGATCGGGTATTCCAGTGTTTTCGCTTTGGATTTCTGCACAGAGAAATTGCTCCAATAAAAAAAGCCCTTCACATTGCTGTAAAGGGCTTCGTCTAGGTACAAAAAAACCGCCTTATTAGAAGCGGTTTATAAGGTTGGCTTTTCTGGCCAAACTACGTCATTTGGATTGGTGTAGGCTTGAGGGATATCGCGGAGTGTTTGACGATATGCTTTCCAATGTTCACTAATAGGAAGACCGGTCTCCTGAGATTGAATAACTATCCAATCTGTTGCCTTTAGGTAACTCTCTCGGATCTCTCGAACTTGCCCCCAATTTTGTTCGAGAACAACGTCACTCTCTGAGTACTCGTAAGTATATAAATCTGTATCATCAGTAATCATACTACATCCCATTTTGGTTTATGTTGTGAAACACGATTAGCTGGAGGCCTACCTTTATTCGACGTGTATGTCACATCAGCTCCAAATGCTCGCCCAGCACCACAATGGTAACGGGAGTCCACTTTTACAGTAATCCTTGCGAAACCATTGTAACCCTGACCTATACTACGAAATGAAATTGGGATCTTGGTACCTATGAGCTCTTTGGTGATCATAATTTCTTTTTCTTCGTTATTAGGCTCGGAAATAAATAGACCAATGCCGTTGCCTGTTGTAGCTACCACCTCTAAGAGTCCCCCCACAGAATCAGAGCTGCTACTGCCTGTGAACTTAAAATGTTCGAGATAACTTTCGGATGAACCCATCCCCCTGTGCGTTTGAATATACTCGATCTTGAAGAAGTCACCTGCCGAACCAAATGATCCGCCTTCTGGAGAGAACTCTAGTAAATTTACATAATAAGGAGATTGTGGATTCGAACATCTAGGAAACGAACTATTGGGGCCATCATTACTTATATAACCTCCGTTATTTAACCCTGAACGGAAAAAATACTGTCGGAGACTACCTTGCTTGTAGACTTCAACTCCGTTAACACTTTCTGAGAAGTTAGCTTTCCAAGCGTTAAACTGCTGCTCCGCGCTACTAACCCGCTCATCAATCTCCCCAACCTTCTCATTCACCGCGCCGGTCAAGTTATTAGACGCATCCACAAGGGATGCGATTTGTTGCTCTAAGCTCATGCGTTAAGCTCCGTTTTGATTAGTGCTAACCTCACAGCATCAGCAGGCTGTTAGCAAGTGAGTAGTAAAAAATGAAATGATTTATTTTGACCGCGTATTGTTTTTAGCCAGCTCATTAAATTTAAAAAGCAAGCTAACATGACGTGCCATATTGGCAACGTTCGCCGCGGCCATCGTCGCCACCTCTTCAGACATCAGTAAATTCACATTCTCAGTACCGACCTCGATGGTCACGCTACTGCTCGGTAGTGGCGACACATCCAATGTAAACTTCTGTAACCAACTCGAGTTCGCCGATTTGTAGGTCAGCAATGTATTCGGGGCGGAATACACCGCTAGCAAAGTACCGGATTCTAAAAAGAACCCAACTTCACGAACTTCATATTCTTGGCTGCCTTTGAATACGGCACCCATTCTCAATTGTGTTGGGCTGAGCTCCTCCCAATCTAAAATGACTTCGCGTTGAAGCTCGTGTTTCAACGCCTTCTGACCTGTCGTCGGTGTATAACTACGGTCACCCACGGCAATGTATTTAATCGCCCCTTTTAGCCCTTGGTTACGAGCGCTAATAAGCTCAGCGAGCCCTGCATCGGTGTATTGCACGACATAACTCATGCTACTGCTCCAAATTCAAAATCAGTTGTGAAAATTAGGCGTGTGGCTGCGCACCAATACAAAGGAGCAAAGCCTGGTGATATATCGGGGATCTCGCCCGTCACAGAGTCATCAAAACTCGTCACGTGATAGCCGACACCAGATAAAAAGGAGGAATATTGGACTTCAGGGGATGCTTTAATGGTACCGCTGCAATGATCGTCTTTCGCAATGACGCTATTTTGCTTCACTGCTGAAAATTCAAACCCAGAATCAGCGCCAAGCGCCATGATTAAATCAACCGTGTCTCGCTCAGATTTAGTGCTCTCAATACGGCTTAAGACTCGGGTTGTCGCCGCCTTATCAAGCGGCTGGTTTCGTTGCCATGCGATACATTCAATATGATAAGGCGCTAGTCTTGGTTCCATTTGATGCCAAGGTGTCACTTCCACATCACAATCAATCGCATCAAGGGCAATAGACAAACCAAATCGCGTTCCTGCTTTTCGATGAATATCAAACGCCTTATCCACCGTTTTACGCTGACTTTCTAGCGTGTCTTTTGGCTGCCAATCCGTTACACCTCTCTCACCAGCAAGCAAAGCCACGAAGGCTTTGTCCGTCAGTAAGGGCTGTTTGAGGTTGGGATAAGGACAAAAACTGGATTGAATAAGCTCTGTCCAAGCAAATTCCAAAGCCTCTTCAATAAGAGAAGCATTATTGGGCTGGACCGATAGAAACACCTTATTCGGATCGGACATTCACAATCACCTCCGTACAATGTGGCGCTTCATCCCAAGCGCACACCACATCAACTGCAGGTGCTTGAACCTTGGCCCGTTTCGCACCTAGTTCATAAAAGATATGTGCCACCTCTTCCCGGTCAATGATGCCGCCAAGCCTTTGTGCTTTCTCGGAAAACTGCCAAGCAACAGCGACCGCCGACTCTTTTTCCACCTCATTATTGGGATCCGCTCCTGTAAATAGCGTTACTTCAATTTGATAAGGTTTAGGCGTTGCCGCTTTTACGGTAACCTCATCCGACTCTTGCGCTATGTCATCGCGATTTAAGTATTGTCTTGATCTTTCAAGCAAGGTCGAACTTGGTACACCATTGGGTGATGTACGACTTAATAACGCCACACAAACTTTGCCTGAATTAGGTTCAAGCATTCTGGCTTGCGCATCTTTGATAGGGTTAGGTAAGGATGTTTCAGGAAACTCATAGCGCATCACCAAAGCATCTTTTTCAGAGTTCACCGTAATGGTTGGTCGCTCTTCTAAAGTCATGGCATGAAAACGATAACCAAGCCGAGTGCCGGTGGTATGAAACTGGAAAGGCGCTAAATCAAAACGCTGAAGCAAACTTTCATTAGACTCCATGACCGCTGGCTTTGCGGGGAAAACGGTATCATCACCGGCTTCAATGACCTGACGCTTTAAGCTGTATTGCAACGCCAGCAGATCTACCATTTCGGTATCTGTCACGTACTTACGAAACATCTGCAAAGCTTGATGATTCTGCTCTCGTATTTCAGCGGTTCGTTTTAAGACAAACGCTTGTGTCACCTGAGCGAGAAGCTCACCTTGATTATTAAAGGCCTCACGTAAGTGTTTTGCTTTATCTTCATCTCGCTGAGCGCAATATTCCACCGCAAAATTGATGTATTCATTCAGCAAAAATTCAAAGTTAGGCTCACTGAAAGCTTGAGGTTTATTACTCATAATGCACCACTCAATTGCAGAGGTTCCCCGCGCCATGTTCCCGAGACTTTCACTCTAAATCCATTCAAGTGTGGGATTGCTTGGCACTGAATGCCTTGATAATCCGTTAACCCATTCAATGGGTTGGACAAAGCCTCTAACGTTAGATTTTGAACTATCATGGATTCGGTGGGTGTCTGCTGTTTTCCCAAACGCGAGACCGCTCGATTTCCAACACCTCGACGTTTTACTCGTGAACTAACTTCTGTCGTTAATACTCTTGCAAAACGACAGTTCAAGGCACTGGCTCCGGTTACGGTTTTTCCTGTTTTAGGGTCAATACCAATCATTGCTGTTGCTCCGTTGGCTTGGTTTTCCCAGGGCCAGGGAGTATGCCTGGATGATCGTGCTCGTTATAAATCTCTCGGTCAGCTTGCATCGAACGAGTATGATCGGTGACCTCTCCTGTTGCTTGGTAATCCCCGTCTTGCCAAGTATCACCATAGATCTTCATGCCCCCTGGATACCGGCAAACAATAGAGCCGTCATCGAGGTTATAAAGCTCTGACATACCGTTACCGTAATCGGTCATCACCTCGTTACCTTTGACGGTTGGGCTTTGAAATTGAGTAGAGGGTAATCCCATTAACGCCACGGCATTGTTTAAACTGTCTCCGCTTCCCAAGTTAATCAGTAAACACTGCTCGTTAACTGAAGGGCGACGATATTGGCTGACTCTTCCTGCAGCAAGCACAAAAAAAGGGATCCTCTTTACTAGATTATCCCCTGTCTGAATATCGACGGTATTTGCCTCGGCTTTCACAACAACGCCTAAGCGCAGTAGATTGGCTGACGCGCGATTGTTCTCTTCTAATTCTTCATGTAACTCAAGAACCTTCTTCTCCAATGCGCTAACATGTTTTATAAGCTTGGCTAGCATGGTCGCAGCCCCCATCTATGTAATGCCAGCTTTCTTCCACTGGGCCTAATCGAATACGCTGTTTCATCGTCACGGTTCGTGCAAACACACCATTTTGTGGATCAAACTTACTCGGCAGATTAGACACCACCATCGCGCCATCCAAATCACTCGGAGCGCCAAATCGCTCATGCAGTAATTCGCGCTCGACACGCGTTGAAGCGTCCAACGCTTCCAAATCGAAGCCATCCATGGAGATCGGCACTTCAACCAAGAACCTCATTTCAATGTCATGAAGGTGACGCCCATCGTTGGCATATTCATTAACCGGCTCGGCTTCGCCAATGTGATAACTGATAGTGGTATTGGCCAACTCAACCGCTTGGCGTCGATAGACCGTATCGACTTTAAGCGCAAGCCGCTGCTCTAAGTGATTGACCACCACTAAGACCCACTCACGCGGCGATCGAAAGAACGTATTTGAATTCACGATGAAAAAAGGCCTCAAATTTACGATTAATATCTGGTAAGTAGTTCTCAACAATCGAATCAACATCATCCGCAATATCGATTTCGACTCTTTCGATAACTGATCTTGCCTTCCCACGCCTTCGCCATACCAAAAGCTGATCGCTGTCCATCGGAGAGATAAACGCGCCAGCAAAGAAATGCTCACCCACTCGGACACCCAAGCGGTTTTGAACAGGCTTCCCCAGTCGGTGAACACCAATGTCACGAACACCAATCCACAACTTCGACACACGACCGTTTTTGTACACTCGAAATCGCGAGCGCAGCGCTTTGTTATCAATACTAAGTTCGTAGCCAAGCTCCGCCATAGATACACCTCGTAACCATCTAGAGGTGAGCGAAGCCGCTCGAAGTACCGCTTTCGGAATTTCTTCTTCAAACGCTTCATAACGACGAATAAACTCATTATCTAAAAGCAATTGGGAACGGCTAGAATTCAGACCACTCATGCTTCGCACCTTGGATATCTAATACCAGAACATATTCCCTCATGAGCTGACTTGTGGCATTAGGGCTTTTAGCTGCAGCATCAAAAACTAGCCGGTAGCGTTTATCGCGATAAAGCAACGTACAACTTTCGGGGAGCTCAGAATCCGTAGCCAGTAAATGCACTTGATTCACACCCTTCTCGTGACGTCGGATATATCCGATCACTTCAATCTGCTTCCCTTGTGGTGTCATCACAAAAAGAGGACGACCAAAGCAACGTTGGATAGATTCACGAATAAGACGTCGAGCCGATTCGAACTCGCTCATCACGAGGCGTTAAGTCACAAACTCAGTGATTACGCCGCCAGTCAGCAGCACACCACTATCAATGAAAACCCCAACCGGTTGAGACAGATCCCCCGATGCCGTGGGCTTTGTCTTGGTAAACTCACCATTTTTGAAGTAAGCCGCTTCAGATTCAAAGCTCACGCTATCACCCGCTTTAATCGGACCATCAAAATGACCTTGTGTATAGCACACCGCCGTATCACCAGCTGCTGCCGTAAAGTTGGGAACGACTAATAAAGCTCCAAGTAGACAAGGTACATCTTTCTTAAAACCACCCGTTGGCACAGTCGCCACAATCTTTTTACCATCGCTTAAACGCATATTTTCACCATTAAAAAAGGGCGAGCAATGCTCACCCTGTCAATACAATCAAACTGTTCTTCCAAGCTTTACTTAAAGGTCGCTTGGGCAATACCACGGCGGTCCAATACCTTCGACATCAAGTCGTAAGTAATGCGGAACTTGGCACCATCGCTGCTCCAACCGTCGCCCGTTTCTAGCCATGGGTCTTGCTGGCCATCTAAGAAGCCCATCACGACGGTATCAAAGTCTTTACCTGTTAGTGCCAGAGCTCCATTCACATCGCCTACACGCGCCGTTTCAATCACCTTACCAAACTTCTTATAAGCGGGGTTAAAGGCATCCGGTTTGCTTGCTGTATTCAACACCGCTTCAAACATCGAGGCGTGGTCTGGACTGGCAATCAAGATCTCACCGCGCAAATCTAACGCATCACCTTGACCCGCTTCTCCATCCAGTGGAATGGTGGTGGCCGTCGCAAACACCTTATGCAGAGCCATAATCATCGCCGCGTAATCACCTACTGGAATGTCATTGATTAAGTTACCCCAGCCTTTGTCTTTGCCCGCTTTAAAGACATTGCCACCATCGGCCATCTTGCCTGCGAGGATAGCGTTAAACATCAGCTTGTCTGACAGACGATAACCGGACTGCATGAATTTACGAGGTACCTTCGCCACTAAGCCAATTTCATCATTAATGATGGCATGACGAGTGAACTGGATTTCACGGCCAAAGGTCGCAAGCTGAATGCGCTCACCGCTGCCTTTTAAGACCGCCGCTTTATACTCGCCATCTTCCGATACTTTCATCAAGTCTGGCGCGTCATTAACCATCACTAGCTCAGTTTCACGAAAATCCGTCAGGTTCTCTACGTTAGCCAGTTCACGCCACATCGGGGCTCTTGCTTGCGCTTCATCGCGCATCACGGTTCGAATACCTTCGGTGATGATGTCGCCAAAATCACCGGAGTTAAACGCTCGGTTCACCAATTCATTCTTAGTGATGGCGCTGCGTGCATTCACATCAAGGCAAGCGCGCGCCATATTCAATAATGACTCATGACCGAACGAGTTGTCTTTTTCTAAATCCGCAACACCACAACGTGCATTCAACGCATTTTGCAGTTCGTCTTTGACATGGTTACCGTTACCAAGTCTCATGTGCGTGGCCGTCAAATTCGCTTCAGGCTCTTGCTGACCTGCTGCTGATTGACTGCCAATATTTTCTAAAATCTTAGTGGATGCCTGTCCTACTGAGCACGATAAGTCGGTCAGCATTTCATTGGTTAATGCCTCGCTGACTTTATGTTGAGCGCACAACGCACGAATATCTGCTTGGCGTTGATTCTCTGCTTTTACAGCGTTTTGTAATTCTTCATTTGGTTTCGGCATGTCGCTTACCTGCTTGGGTTTGTTTATTTGAGGTTCAATTGGCTTAGCAGACGCTGCCAAAGGTGTAGGTTCATTCGACTGTAGCGTTAGCGAATTCATCAGCTCGCTTGGCGCTTGTTTGAAATTTTTAAAATCAGATTCATCGAAGCTCTGTAATGAGTTACTGAGATCGACCGCTTCAACCACCTCATCGACAAGCCCCCAATCTTTAGCAGCTTGTGCGGTGAACCAGGTTTCGTTCTCCATAGCGGTCAGAACCTCTTCAAGAAGTTGACCCGACTTTTCAGCATACGCTTCAGAAATGGTCTTGGTCGCCGCTTGCAACTGTTGAAGCGCTGAATTGATTTCCTTTTCACCGCCCCATGCTCCAATGGCTGGGTTATGGATCATCAACATGGCATTTTCAGGCATACGGATAGAATCACAGGCCAGCAGGACATAAGTCGCAATACTCGCGGCCATGCCATCGACAATGCCTACCACCTTTCCTTTATGCGCCTTCAATGCGTTGTACATCGCTAGGCCTTGATAGACGCTGCCACCGCCGCTGAGCATTCGTAATTCAACCTCTTTACCATTGGCCACTTGTAACGCAGCGATGATTTCAGTCGCATCAATATCCCAAGCACTGATGTCTCCATGCACCCAGACCTTAATCACATCGGCTTCATTTTTGAGCGTATACCAGCTCTTATTTGGCTTTGGCATTCTTTGCCTCTTCTGTCTTATTGTTGGGCTTTATCGCATGAGCTGGATCCGAAGTGCTCACGATGTGCATATCATTCATTTGTTGTCGCTCCGACTGAATTTCACGGCGAGTAGATAAAGGGTTAATGTTACGTTCACGCTGTGCATGACTTAACGAATACAGCCCCAAACGCGTCCCTTTCTCTACGCCCACCATCTCTTTACCGGGATCAATCCATGGCATCACTGGCGCTTGATAAATGGCATTCAAAATGGACTTTCGGTCAACGTCGGCAGGGATTTTAACTTCACCGGCAAGCATCGCCATTTGCAAAGCATGTCGATACTGTGGACGAGTCCAACCTAAAACAAATTTTCGCTGCAGCACTCGATAGCGACTGAACGAATCGATTAACTCTTGGCGCTGAGCAGAATAACTGCCGTTACTGTAATCTCGGGTTACACTAGAGTTGTTCACTCCTGCGCCCCCACTGGCCAGTCGCAGCTGAGCATTTCGAAAAGGACTGCTCATGGTTTCTTTTCGATTGTTCTCCACCACCCCAGCATCTTCACCGGGTGCAAGTTCAAACGAATTCCCCATACCTAAAAACAAATCACCGCCGCGATCGAACGCGTCCGATGTATTTGAATTCAATGTCGGATCTCGTTTTATGTAATAGGCAAAACGACTCGCTATCTGTGCGCTAATACGTTCAGATTGGTCGTAATCTTCGATGTCATCGACCAAATCCAGAATGGAATGCAAAAGGGAAATGCCACGGTTTTGATGAAAGCGCCGAGTAAACTTTAAATGGCAGACAAACTGCGCATCGACATCAACAAACTCAAACCCTCTGGAGTCTCTCTGAATCAAATAGCTGATAGCCTGGCCAAGCTTGTTTCGCTTGATACCTTCAAACAGTCCCCCTTCAGCTTCTGTTATATGCGAAGGAATAAAATCAGGCTCAAAGGGCTGCACCGCAAAGGGCGTCTCTGTTGGGTAAATCAAATCACTGTGCTTACCCATGAACATTCGACAAAACACCTCGCCATCACGAAACCATGTTCGACCCGCAAGCCATTCAGTTTCCGCGCGAGAATGTTCAGCATCGATGTTTTGATTTAAAGAAAAGTTCTCCCACCAGGTCATGATCGCCTGAGCACATTCAATATGAACCTCACCTTTACGGTTTAGAGGCTGAGGCTCCACCATGATGCCATTCGGACCAATCACATTGGCGCAAAGCTCATCCAAAATGGCCGTAACAAATGGGTTATTTTCATCCATATGTCGCGCCCGTTGATACACCGCTTTCGCGCCTTTGTTCAACGAATTTGAATCGCCTTTCGATTGTTTATTTGTCTTTTTTGTATGAGGATTTCGGGGAAGTGCTGCGTTGTATTTATTCAAAAGTCGTCTGTCGTAGGCACGTTCCAACCCTTTCCGAGGACTAAATACGGCCACGAGCTTGTCGAGCAAGTTTTGGCTACTCAAGATAATTTCTCCGTATCATAGAGCGTCGCCCCCCTTGGGCTTGCAGAGCAATAATGCGTTGCAAACGTTCTATCTCTTTACGCACCGTCGCTAGACTCGCCAAGGTTAGCTCTTCATCTTCTGCCGTCTTAACAGACTGTTGCTGTAAGATTTTCTGTTCGGCTTCGAGGTACCACTGCAAACGCTCTTGATTGGTTGGTATTGCTAAACTCATCCGAAAATACCTCTTGAGTGGTTATAACGTTTCTTAGGCTTGCGCTCGAAAACTGGCTGTAAGTCAGCATCAATTACATTCGGATTAATCTGCCATTCAGACGCCCAAGGCGGTGCGCTTTCCCAATGGATTTCATCTCCACCAAGAAAATGCATCCCGGCTTCGGCATACGCACATAAATCAAAACTCTCGTTACGCGTCTTATCAGGGCAGATCCATTGACCTTTTTCGTCAATGAATTCAGCCGTCAGTTCATCGAACCACTCTCTTTCCGCCCATGCAGGCAAATGAAAATATCGAGAGCCGAATTCTTCGCGAGAGTAGCTGGCCACTACTCGGTTCTTAAGTCGATTGGTGTGCAACATTAATAAAGGGATCTCGCCATGCGCCAATTTGCTGCGCTTATCTGGATATGACTCTTTAATCAGTGAATCCATATCTTTGTTGCTGGCGCCTTTTACGAGGCGAAACAAATGTGACAACCCTTTAGCTTTGAGTCGGTTATAGAACTGGTAAGCAAAATCGGTCACGGAGGTCTTCTTGCCGTCTTTTTCAGAAGCCGAACCGCCAGAATCGCACAGCGTTAATATCGGTTTCATTACCCGCCCACTGCCATCGGCAACGGGATACGTTTTCTTGATCACCTGCTCGATAAGTAGGTCCCAATCTTCAGCGTAAATGGCAGGGTTAATACGGTCACCATTTCGATGCGGTGTCGTTAAAATTTCAAAGCGGTCGATCACCCAGCGCTGCAGACCTTCGCCAAACACCTGAGCTTGCACCACAAATCGAGCATTGGATTTACCACCTTGCACATCAATACTCATGATCAAGAAGCGGCCACCGACAGGCACCACACCACGCAAATAAGGATTGCCTTTGGCTTTTTCCATCAATTCATGAGCCCCAATATCTTGCCCTTGAGATTGAAGAATATAAGAGCGCCCCATTCTGGTATTGATGAATGAGATCAGTGCATCTTCATCGCCACTGTCTTCATAAATGGCTTCGGCATTGAGATAGCGATACACCAAGTTTTGCCAACTGCTGTAAGCGGCTATCACCCCTTCAAACCAAAACGTGGCCCATTTGGTTGTGCGTATCTCTGATTCTTCTTCAACTAACTCACCGTATTGACTGACCGCACCTTCACGAAACCAATATCCATTCAGGTTCTTCGAATGTTTTTCGACTTCTTCAATACGATGACCACACCTTGGGCAAGCCACATACGCGGTTTTAGACGAGAGTAAAGGATCACCTTTGTCGTCCCACTTTAAAGTTTCGAAGTCCGGCCTAAAGTGCGTATGACAATCGTCACACGACCAATAGAAACGGCGTCTGTCGCCTTGGTTGTACAGTGATGCGATACCGCCACATGGTTGTGCCTCATGGGCTAGTAATTCTTCTTCCGGTTTAGGGTGCCTAACAATACGACCAGGAGAGCTTTCAGCCATTACCATGCCTGAAGATTTGGCGTTTTGAACGCGCATTAACATCAGTTCAAACTTCGAGCCTTCTTGGCCCACGCCATCATCTGCTCTGTCGTAATCGGTCGCGCCGGCATAACGATACGTCGACGCCGATAAGCTGGTTTCTGTTGCAGAATCTAACTTGAGATTCATGCCGTTTTTAAATTTTTTCGACGTAATGTTATCGTCGGACTTTCGCCCTGTTCTTAAACGTGCAATGCCTGGCGTCGCTGAGAAACAGCGGTCTAAATCAGCCTTAGACATATCCGCCGCTTTAGTTTTGGTGCTGTAAATCAGCAGCATATCGCCAGGGGCTTGCGTCACCGTGTAGTTGATCCACCCTTCGACTAACGCTTTGGTTTTCCCCGAACGTGCAGGGCCGACCACAATCACCGCCTCATAAATGCGCCTTGCCAAACAGTTCATTGGCTCTTTCATATAAGGCACCAATGAGGACAAAAACTTCGTTACGTCCGTCCCATCAGAGATCCACAAATCTTCATCAGCAGCTTCAATGGGGGTTTTATCGGTTGGCGCACAAAGATAAGCGAGCTCTCGCCGGATCTTGCCCGCATCGGCGAATTGCACACCAAGGCGTGAATCAAACTTGTTCAAGCCCATCAGATACCGCCTTTAAATCAAAATTAAGTAAGCTTTCTAAATCTTCTAGCTGCTGCGTTGTTGCCGTTGGGATCGCCGATTCAATACGTGTTATTACTTTGTCTTTAAAGCCCTTTACACCTGAAATACAAATGGCTATTTCATTCTCGTAATCTTCTTTTGCAATGCACTCGTTTGAGTCTTTCTGCAGTGCTAACTTCTCTCGTTCGGATTGAACGTAAGCTCTCAGTTCAGCGGCGGTTTTAAAGCCCATCAAATCGGGAGAATCACTTTCTTTTAAAGGTGCCTTACATAAATAAGGCGTCACCTGAACCACATCATAAAGCGGGGTTTGTCCCTTAAATGCGATAGGCTCAATACCTGCAGACTTAAGCTTTTTGCGGATCGTGGAACGGTGATAATCGAACGCTTCCAACTCGGTTAAATTCCAAAGTCGTTTTTCATTGTTCATTGAAAGCCCTCTTGAATGAGTCTCGTCTCTCCGAGTGTCACGCCCTTATTCGCATTAAGCTGACGTTACCTATTAATGAAGTTCTCTCAAACTCTGCTTGTTCCTTTTTGAGTCTGGACTTGCGCTAACATATAAGGAGTTTCAGCAGCGAGCTGAATATGATCATGGCTAACAAGCAAGACAGCGAGGAACCCACGCTTGCACATCCTCGTAAGGAATGAATTACGGGCAACAACGGATAACGGTGGACGACCACCCAAGTAGTAAGTGTTATTTGCCCGTATTAGGGAGCGCACTGTCGTAACCGTAAAAGTCACGTAAGTGCTCAATTTGGTCAGCGCAATTGCGCCAGGCTTCTAGCCATATCGGGTCACGTTCTACCGCTTCGCCATAGGTTTGCGGCGGCGCAGTAAAAGGCTAGATAACTACAACGAGTTTTCTGCTCAATGGAAAAACACACAAGATAACATTATTTACGACTCCCCCCTTCTTACTGTACGAGAAGTGGGGAAGAACCTTCGAGTTCATTGTATAAATTCAGCTTGGCTTGCTGGGGATGATCATGATAATGGTTTCCTTAGGGTTTTGCCTATTTTATCTCATACTCTAGATAAATATGGGAAAAAAAAATCTAATATTCTATTGATGCATCACCCGATAAATTGGATGAATAAAAGTGAATCTAACGAGATTTCCAGGCTTATCGAAAAAAATATTGATGCCGTATTTTATGGTCATATGCATGAGTTTGAGCAGTCAGTCACGATAAACTTTAGCAATGACATAACCTTAAAATTACAAGCAGGAACAATAGACCTTAGAAATCCAAATGCTGGATATTCTATTATATCCCTTAATTCAAGTAATTCTTTTAAGTATGGTAGGGTTATCTACAGGAAATATGAACCTGAAGAGGAAATTTACCAGCCTTGGATTGAGAGAATCGAGCATGGATTTAGTGATTTCTCATTAGATAAAGGCTCTATTTTTGATTCCTCCAAATTTTGTGAGAAGTCATCCGAACTATTAGATAAAATAGAATACTCACATCTTATAAATACAGGTCGTACATCTCAGGAAAAACTAAAGCTAAGTGATATATTCATTCAACCCAAATTGGTATGTGATGATGGTTTGAAACAAAGTATGCCTGAAATAGGAAAAATATCATCTATAGACGAAATACAAGGTATTTCAGGATGTATATTAATTTCAGGAACAGAGCAACAAGGAAGAACTACGCTTCTAAAGAAAATACAGCTATCTATCTTAAAAAATCAAGCAAACTATAACTTACAAAGTATCGTTTTTTACATTGATTTAAGTATTGAGTATGCTTCTAGTAATAAAATTCTTAATCAATTACTCATGAATTATGAAGATAATAACCTTCAAACTTCGTTTGACACTAAACTAAAATCAAGTATAAAAGATGGTAATGCTGTCATCCTAATAGATAACTATGACAAATGTACAGAAGCTTGCTTGTCTTCAATTAATCAATTTATATCCAATAATGATACAAATAAATTTATTATTAGTAGTGAAACTGACAACAATGTAATAAGTCTTAAGAAGATTATTAGCACCTATCAAGGTGATATCTATAACGCTATCATCTCTGACATCGCAAGATGTGACATAAGAGAAATAATATCAAAACGACCAATTAAATCCCCTTTACATAGTGACGACGAGTTATTCCACAATTTAATTAAGGTTGTCGACAACTCCCAACTTCCACACAATCATTTTGTTTACTCAATATTATTGTTAATTTATGAGGAAAAGAGCAATCTAGTAGGTATATTGAATGAAGCTGATATAATTGAAAATTATATCGAAATACTTCTACATAAACACTGTGTCAATTCGAACACTAAATATCCCACTTACAAAGTTCTGCTTCACCTACTTGGATACATTTGTTCTAAACTCATCTACGATAAAAAGTCTTTCTTATCGCATAAAGAACTAACCAAGCATATAATGGCCTTTGAAAACTTAACTTTTCATGATTTTGAAATAGAGAATTACATCAGCCCGATATTGAATAGCGGACTTATATATAAGAGCAACTCAAGTAATTATGAGTTTTCAAACTCTTGTTTCTTATATTATTTTTCAGCATACTTTATGAACACAGACGACAATCTAAAAGATTTCGTGTTTGCTGATCATAATTATTTACACCTTGAAAAAATTGTTGAATATTACGCGTCAATTAACTCTTCCAATTTCAACGTGTTAAGGTTCTTTGAAAACAATGTAATTAATAGAAGAAATGAGCTTTCTCTAGAAATAAAAGAATCACAAAAAATCGATATTGAATCATTAAATATCGATAATATACCATCAATATCCCTCTTAGATTTTGCATCAAGCAGCGAAGGTTTCGAAGAGTCAATTGATTCATTCAATGTTGAACAATCAAAATATGACGAAGATCTTGACAGCGCAGTACCACTAAGGGGAAAAAAAGAAAAAGATAGTTCAATAGAGCGTATCAACGCAGACATGAACTCAGAAAATGTGTGTAAGGCAATAAGATATAGAAGAGAGCTTTCATTATTATCAAAAGTTTTCCGTAATACTGAGTTGGTTATGGACCCTCAAGAAGTTATGAGAATTTTTGACTATATTATAGATTCTTATATATTTTTAATTAAAGCAGAACTTGCAAGTCTTAATGATAGCGTAGTTTTGCCTTTATTGGTCCCAACATTCGAGAAACAAATATCAGCAGGTGATATTACTCAAAAGGATAAAGACAAAATTTTCGAAAATTTAAAACTAGCGCTACAAATAATTAGAGCTTTCGTGCCAAATTCAATCGAACAATTACTAGCTAATAATTTGTCAACTAAAAAACCAAGATTCAATAACATACTAAATAAAAAATTAATTAACACCAACTCTGATGGCATGGAGGAAATGCTAATTAGGTTTCTATTGTTAGATATTGAAAGAGGTAACTTCAAGCATCATATTAAAGAGCTTAAAAACATACAAGGTAGTATTGCTAGTAGTGCTTTATTTCTTAAGTTACTACAACTAAATTATTCTCGACACGATTTTAAATCAGATGAAAAAAACTATGTTCAACACATAATGACTGAACTAGTTAAAACTAATCGGTCTGTTAGTCAAACTGCTATTAACAAATTATCGTCTATATACCAAGACTAACCCTCTACCCCTCTCTCTAATAAAGAGAGGGGGGTAAACAATTCATAACTCAAGCTGTTCCACATTTTTCCTTCTGATACTTTTTACTCAATGCTATTTCAGCGCTTTCCTTCTGTGCTTCCAACCAGTTCAAAAGTCTCTCTAGTACATATTCATATTTATTAAAACGTGAATACGTTACAGGTAAGGTTTGGCAGAAGTAAGCAAAGCGGGTTTCTTTTGTCCAACCTATTCGACCACTATCACAGCATGGACATTTATAGAAATGATTGCATTTTCTTTTGTACTTTCCACTACCATTACATTCAGGGCAGACTTGGCCAAACTGCTGCGTCGCTTCTGCAATCGCGGTAGAGACTAACGCTTGGAGCGCTTTATCTGGGTATGGGCCGCGCCATGTTTCCATTAGCGTGTTGGCTTCAATCAAGGTTGCTTGGTATAGCTTTTTCAATGCAGGCTTGTCTTGCAAGCACTCAACGAACAACACCAGAAAGCCTATTGGTGATTCCTTCCATGCAAGGCCTACAATTGCCAGCTGCTCATCCTGAGAAAGTAACCCTTTACCACCTAACGATGGTTCGTAGTTGATCCCTTTTACATTGAACTTTGCCAGTAGCTTTTCAAATTGCATTACGCCCTTGCTCCCATTGCTGCGACCCTTGCGAACACCGAGTTCTTATTGAACTTGTTTGGGTCTGGTCTTGTAATTTCATTGATGGGTTTAACATTCGATTTGTCAGCTAAACGCATCGTACTTCTTGCAGGCAGTGAACCTGCTTTCGCTTTTTCAGCATACTTCTTCAGTACTTTGCGATGCTTGGCCCTGGCTTCCCGCTCACTTAGTTGTCCACGGCAAACAAAACCCACTTCTTGCGACGCCCAATACTCAATATCCCCTTTGGGCTCACAGCGCAGCATTCGCGTAAAAGCTTCATCGATATCAACCAACTCTTCGCGGCCCATGTTAACGAACTCAGGCAAGCTTGGCGGCCACGCATCCCCTTCTAGCAGAGCTTGGCTTACGGCTCTTCGAACATCAGTTACCGACATCGTGGAAATCGCTTGAGTCCAAGTCGATGGTAGTGCCTTGTAAATCCACTTCGCTCCGTACCCCTCCACAAACTTCACTTGAATCCAATCCTCCACACTCAGGTGCAAAGTCTGGTTGCCCACTTGGTGCGGCAGTGTGTCCGTAGCGGGCGAGCAATTCTGCGTTGTGTTGTTCAACTCGGTTTGCTTGTGCCCCTGTGGCTGTGTTGCTTGATTGAGCAATGCTTGAGTGATTGATTTCATGGTCGTCGTTCCATCGTTCTTGATTCAAGTAAGTCGTTAGGTGAAGCTTATCGAAACCAAACTGGCGGTTTGCTACTCGGTTTTCGACGTCCTGGCAAAGCATGTTGGTGAATACCTCTGGGGGTTCACTTTGCGCTGTCACGATGCTTTTGAATTTTGCTAACGAGTTCTTCTTGGATTTCTTGGTAGGGAATGCCGCCCATAGCCGAGCAAAGCAAGATTCAACCACCGACACATGATCTTTATTGTTAGTAGTCTCTGGTAGTCTCTGTGTAATCTCTGTTTTAGTTTGGCGCTTTTGTGCAGCACAGGTTGGCGTATTTGTACTGCACTGCTTGGCGCATTCCGCCAAACTAGAATGGCGCAATTGTTCAATCAAGTTTGGCTCATTGATTTTGTAGAAAATACGGCACGGAACACCCTGCTTTTTCTCTTCAAGAATGGATAAATCACGCAGTTTTTTTCGAGCTGTATCTAACTCTCTACGCGTCATTCCGGTTTCATCTTCCCACTCAGCTTGAGTTTTATAGAAGTAACCGGACGCGTTGGTTCTGCGGCTCCAATAAATCGCTTGGCTTAGCATTAATGCGCCCGTAATGCCTATACCTAGCTTGACGAATGGCCGATGAAAAGCGATGGGCCTATCTAGGAATTCGATCACTTAACCGCCCTCGCCTTCATGGTTTGTAGGATTTGCTTCGCTTTATTGCGCGACACCACATAGCGACAGTTGCCGTTGTTTGCTACCCACAGCATTTGCCCGTGGTAATTTTGATAAGAAAGACTCATTGCACAAAGTTCTCTTGTTTTGTTAATTAACGTAGTTAGTAAATGCATTCAGGTGGTCAGCCTTTTTGCGCCATCAATGTTTCTAAGTATTTAAGTAACGGATCATGAGAACCGGCACTCTCTTGTAACTCTCGGTAAGCATCGCGAAGCTGGTCAGACGTAGCATGTTCACTGAGTAAAAGTATCGAACGGAGTGCTTCAGATGACTCTTTGCTAAAATCGGCGAGTAGTTGATCTCGGTTCGCCATGGTTTGACATGAGCCAATAGCCGCAACCGAATATCCAAGCGGGTTTAGGAATTGATTCAGTGCAGCCGTAGCCCTCACTTTAGGTAGGGCCGCAATAATGGCAGGCAACAAATCCATCACGTTAGCTTTAGCCTCTGTGCTTGTTCTGCTGACATAGCGAAATAGATTTTGAGTGTTGTTTGGATTGTTTAAAGCCGACGGTACTTTGAGAAGATGTTCCCTTTGGCAGTCTTCCTCTTCGTAGATTTTCATCTTGTGATAGAAACGAGAAATATATTCCGCAATTTGTTCTTTCGTCGCCTCACTTCGCCAAGCGACTACCGCGTTATGCATAACGCTTTTTAAACTGGGTTGCATGGTTATTCCTTACTGGTTGTTTATCCAGAATGTTGGTGATCAGGTCTATCGGTTCATTTCAGTTAGTATCTTCATGGTCAGTTAATAATTCTTTCACTGACACTTCGCCCCCTGTCGCTTCTGATATTGCACGAATATATTTTGCTGGAGCTTGGTGTTTTCGATTAATCCAATTCCAAACGTGGGACTGACTTACACCTAAAAGCTTTGCTAATGATGTTTGACCTCCTAGAATTTCAGTAGATCGTTCAATGGCTGACATAGTTACCTCACAACCTTTAACAACTTAAGGTGTACATTTAATTACAACTTAAGCTGTTTGTCAATTAACACGTTTTGTTGTGATAATGAGGTACCACCAAAAAGGTTATAAGATAAAGGAATTACGAATGAGTTTTGCTGATCGAGTAAAGCAACGTAGAAAAGAGTTAGGTCTTTCTCAGGCTGAATTAGCTGAAAGAGTCGGCGTTGCTCAGCAATCCATCCATAAGATTGAAGATGGCAGAACATTAAAACCTCGTAATATCTTGCAACTTGCTAACGCTCTTCAATGCAGTGCACTTTGGCTTCAAGGTTTAGAGTCCCAAGATAATAACGTTCGAACTCCTAGCCAGAATCAAATTGTCGCTACAAATGCGGTAATGATAAATACAAGCGAAATTCGCTCTTTACCTATATTAAGCCAAGTACAAGCGGGTAACTGGGCGAATGTAATACTTGAAACAGATCAAGAGTTTGAACAACAAATTACATCAGCTAAGGTTTCACCAGAAGCATTTGCTATGCGAGTAACTGGTAACTCAATGACCAATCCTTTCGGCTCTCCTTCTATCCCAGCAGGGTCTATTGTGGTTGTCGAACCATGCAGCTGCCCGGACAACGGCAAAATTGTGGTCGCAACATTAAACGATGCGCCAGAAGCTACCATTAAGAAGCTAGAGATAGACGGCCCTCAAAAATTCTTAGTTCCACTTAATCCTAAATATGACCCTATTCCAATTAACGGTAATTGCCGAATTGTTGGTTATGTTAAGCAGGTTGTAATGGAACTCTAGACATGACGAAATACAACTAACCCGCTTAATGCGGGTTTTTTTACACCCTTTAATACAACTTTAGGTGTTGACATGGTGAAAACTTTAGTTGTAGGATTAAAAACAACCTAAGGTGTTAAAGAGAAATCCTATGACGTTTTTACCAATCGATTCAATTAACAAAACTCTAGAAGGCTCAAAAGCCATTCAATTACATAGAACGAGCTTCGAGCACTTCCTAGCAAAGATGCCAAAAAGCGACCCGTTTTATGACGAGCTAGAACAGCTCATTCAACTAAGTGATAAGTGCAAAAACTTGGAAGTAAGCGTTGGAAAAGAAGACGCCCAAACCATCCATCAGTTCAACGCTCTTTCTGACCAATTGAGCGCTAAATTGAATGAAATGAGATTCTGAAAGGCTGAAAAAGAGAAAACCCCTATCGGTGACCAAACCAATAAGGGCTTACTTTGTGCAATGAGACTTAGATAACCAAACCTAAACCTCGCAATCAGTATATATCTGGCTGACCACCAATTTCAAGTACGTAGACTGATTGCCAGGTTTCACCCAGAAACCAAAGGAACTTTGTGTAATGACGACTTCACTACTTCGAAACTCTCAGGAAGAGTTCATCCATAAAAATATTCATCAAATATTACTTGGTGAAGGCTACGAACAGCATGAAGCAAATCGTGCATGTAATTTTGCGATTGAAACCTACCGAACCACCGCTTCGTTCGGAGGCCGTGGAGGCAAGTGTTTCGACTTTTGTTTAGCAAAAGCTCGCCAGTTACTTTCTCCAATGAAAAAGACAGCGAACTCTCGTAAGCGTAAGGCAGAAAAATGAATGGAGAACGCAAACGCAAACAAGCAGCAGTTCGCGCAAAACGCCTAAGGGATAAGCGTAAGACAAGTGGCAATAACGACATTCGAGTGACGTTATCACCAGATGAAATCACAAAGCTTAATGAAATTTGCCAGTTCTTCGCTTACCCAAGCGAACCTTACACGCAAGTTGAAGCTTTGCAGTCGCTTATTCACCGCGCTCATGCCGAGATACCGAAGATTGAAAGCGATCTCGGCTGCTGCGGTAAGTGTGGTGAACAGCTACCACAAGGCTGCGCTAAGTTACGTGAAGGCGGTTTGTTTAATGGGGATGCAATGTGTTGGCACACAACCAACCGAATACGAATTATGCCACCAGCAAAAGGAGTTGCCCAATGA